GTTGCTATTGCGCGGTATATGCACCTCGCCAATGACGACCGTCACCTCGGCCCCCGTTGCCGGGTCGTCTAATTCTTGGCAGACGACCGCCACTCCCGGCGAAACGTTGAAGTCAAAGCAAAAGATCAGCGGCTCACGCGGATTGTATTCAAGGTCCGTCCGAAGATGGTCCTCACAATATGCGTAATATGCTTGACCTTGGAAATTTATAAAACTTGCTTCGTATTCTTGCGCGAACGTCAGCGCGTCCATGTGCCGCCGTGCGGCTTCTATCTCGGCCTCTGGGAGGACTAACGCGCTCACCCAATGATACGATCCCCACTCACTGTCTGGACCGTGCGCGAGCATCTGAGCCTTTGCATACTGGTCGAGGTCATAGTAATGGTTACGACCTTCCGGCACACCTGTAAAATCACACCACCCGTTGCGGTCCGACAGGGCCGGACGGATATGCTCCTGCCAGACCGTCGGCTTCATGTTCGCGTATTCGTCGAGCACCCCGCCATCCCACCCGACACCCTCAATGCGCTCGGGCTTGTCGAGTCCGAGGACATGGATTTCTGCGCCGTTAGCCAGTCGAATAATCAACTCGCTCTCGCTCGGCTCGGTCGCTCGCCATTCGGGTGCGACCAGTGCCTTTAGGTCAGACCAGAAAATGCGCTTGGCTTGGTCCCGGGTCGGTGCCGCCGCGAAGTAGCGCGGGGTCGGATAGTCGCTCCCGCGCAACGCCCTGTGGATCAGTCGCCTCTTGCCTATAAGTTCGGTCTTGCCGGAGCGACGGCCACAAGGAAACGTGTTAAAGCGATGCGTGCCGCGATACGCCTGTATCTGCACATCTATTGGCCGTAGCGGTGTCCATCGTTTGGGGAGGACTTCTGTCAATCGCTTCCGCCGATCTGGTCGTCAATAGCGTCGAGGGCTTTGCGAAACTCGGACGCGACATCTGCGCCTGTTCGCGTTGTCTCTACGCGGTCGGTTTGGTTCAAGCGGTTCTTGCCGAGCCATATCAGCATCGCCGTCTTGCCGCCCATCGCCGCGTCATATTGCGCCCGACGGATGGAAACGTCACCCTCTGACAAGCCGCGCTCGTATGCCTCGCGCACTTCCTTTTGTTTGAGCTTGTTGCCAAACGTAGAGCGAGCCATACCGAGGACATCGGCGATCTCGTCGTATGTGCAACCAAGCCGCGCCAATGCGCGGACCTGCTCAATATCTATCTTTTTAGTTGGTCGGCCCATTCTTTATTTATCGTCTATTTATACGAGATATAGCCGGAGTTATTTCCGGCGTTTACGCTTGGGACGAGCCTTGGCCTTTGCTTCGGACTTATATCCGCTCGAATAAGCCGCCCGTGCAATTTCTTGGGCCTTTTTCTTTGTTTTATATGGCCCCTTACTGCCCCAATAATAGCCTTTTGCTGTTTTTCGGATTGGCATATTAGACCTTTGTCCTCTCATCCCATCGGGCCTTGCCGTCGCGCATATCCAGATGTATAAATATATCATACCGACCGATGCCGGTAAAACCGATCTCCTCGGCTTTAGCCGCTACCAGATCCAACGCCACCGGCAGGAGTTGCTCGTACAGATGCGGAGACTTGACCGATGGAATTATATCCGTTGCAAACACCATGTGTTGAGATTTCGATGCCCCGCCGATTGCGTCGTTATGAGTCGGCGACCGAAACCCCGAAGTGATCCGCAACGGAGCTTCCCACCAATCGCGCAATTTTTGCAGGTTTTTCATGTGCGCCCAGAACCGCGCATCCGGTGCGAACCCCGATAAAACCTCTTCCCAACTAAAATTGGGTATATCCTCGCGTAGTTGCAATAAATACCTCCTATCGTTGTCAAAAATATATACAATGCCCTGTATATTTTCAAGTCTTATGTAAACATGTTTCACGTGGAACACCTACAAGCCAAGTAGGAAGATATTTCCCACTGGCGAGCAATCCGTCCAAGTAAACCAAGTAACGTCCAAGTATATTTTTTTTACTCGGACGGGTTAAATATATGCTACGCATAGACTTACAAGGGACGTCCAAGTAAACCAAGTATTTTTCGTAGGTTTGTTTTTTTTAGAGAAAAAAACGCTTTTTTATACACGTGAGAAAAATGACGTTTTACTCGGACGTTTCTTTATAAGTCTTTTATTTACATACCTTTAACACGTCCCAGTATATTTTTTTTACTTGGACGTGTAAGAAAATAAAATAGTATAAGTAATAGAAAAAACAATAGTTTAAACCCGTCCAAGTAAAAACGCGTTTACTTGGACGTTACTCGGACGGATTCTACAAATGGCCTGTATTATGTAAACCAGTAGGATATAACTTATAGGTTATATGGGCTTGGATTATGTAAACCAAATTAGGAAGGGCTACGCCAAAAACGAACCTTCAAAACCTTCAAAAGCCCCTTCTGTAGTTTTTGTAGGTTCGTTTTTTCGGATGCGTTAGGGCAAATAAAAACGAACCTACAAAACCTTCAAAAGCCCTTTTGTAGGTTTTGAAGGTTATTTTTTTGGTCCGTTAGGGCAAATAAAAACCGCTCGACCAGTAACCGAGGAGAAACTGGCCGAGCGGTGGAGGTGTCGGAGTCCAAACCGACAAGGGCTTGTCCGACGGAGGGTAACCGAGGAGGTATATATATAATTTAAGGCCGCTGTAACGGTGCGTCAACGCCTTTAACGTGATACCCGATAATCGACTCGGGCCGACACCCCAACGCGCTACAGAGCCTCCCCACGGTCCGTAGCGTAGGGCTGTAGCGACCCGTCAGCATATTAGAGATTAGAGCCGGATACGTTCCGGCTCGCTTCGCCAGTTCGCGGTAGCTGTCGATCTCGGCCTCTGACATCGCCTCGTTGAGTTTTGTTCTGTCTATCATTAGCATATATAGTAATATAAGGAGTGGAGGGTAAAAATGCAATGGCTAAACTTTTTTTGATTATTCTTAAAAAAAGTGTTGACATTAGGAGTCAATGGTTGTATCTTCTGTATAGACGTTAGCAATGACGCTAACGCAAAGCCGAGGAGCTTCACGATGATTCAGCCAATGATCAACTTTGATTTCGACAACGCCAAGCCGAGCGGCGAACCCAAGCAGGGCGATCTGCTAACGGTCAAACTTCGCAGCGGCGACGGCTTCGTCCATGCTTGCGCTCGCTTGGTTTCGATCATAGATCGCGGCGAAGGCTATCCGAGCAGTTATAAAATTCTCTTGGGCGGGTTCAATGTCCCTAAGCCCTACATGATGGGCGATTGCTTTGCCGTTGATCGTGAGTGGATCGTTGACTGGGGGATGTAGAGAGAAGGGAGGGGTTTCGGCCCCTCCCAACTTTTTTTACTTTTCTTTAAAAAAAGTGTTGACAGAAGAAATAAAAGCATTATCTTTATTATTAGAAGTTAACAAAAACAATAACCGAGGAGCTTCAAAATGACTTACGCAATCAACGAAATCAACAGCAAAGACATCGAATGGATGGGCGGCTGCATGGAGGACGACGCAGGCTATCTAAAATATAGCGCGGTCCATGCTTGGATCGGCGACAAAACGCTCTGCGGCGCAACGCCTCGCGGAGAAATAACCGACGTATCCCACGGCAACGAGTGCAAGCGTTGCCTTAAGAAGGTCGCAAAGATTGAAACTTTAGAGGTCGAGGCCGAAGTCGAGCCGGTCGAGATTGAGGACGAGGTCGAGGTCGAGCAGACCGAGCCGGAAACGGTCGAGCCGGAAACAATCAAGCCGGTCGTTGACATTGACGACCTAATCGCCCACAACACAGGCTTTTCAAGCCTCGACGATATGCTGAACGCTCGCGGCGGTTATCGCCCCTCATGCGATGTAAGCCGGTTAGAGATGGAACTAATCGCCGACGCATACGACGCGGCACAGACGGCCAGAGGCGACGAGAGAAGGGCCTTCCGGTACTAAGAGGGGAGGGAGGGGTTCCAGCCCCTCCCAACTTTTTTTACTTTTCTTTAAAAAAAGTCTTGACA